ATGAATGAAGAACAAATGTTTAAAAAACTAGATGAACTGCGATTAAGCGGTGAGATCAATATGTTTGGTGCACCGACCTACATGGCTAACAACTGGAATATACCACTACCTGTAGCCAAAGTAGTGTTCCAAAAATGGTCAATGACATTTTAATGGATAAATTAATAGAATGGAAGGTTATTAAGAAAACTGTCAGGGTTGAGGAATGCACAGTGCAGTCTCCTCCTGAAGATTATATGGCAGCAGAAGATACGGCAATAGAACAAAACCAGTGGGAAGAAGCCACCGAGAAATGTTACACCAGCTATGAAGTAACTGAAGAATGGAGACCAGAAGATGATGATGAATGATGATGAAATAATAGAGGAGCTGATGAGAGAAGTACAGCCTCCTCCTATTAAAAGGAAGGGTAGTAAGAAAAGACTTTTTAGATGTACGTTTTACGAGAAAAGCAATCCATCCACTTCAATAGTGGTTGAGTTTTTTGCTCCTTTCCCGATAGACGAGCGGTTAGGTTACGAAAAAATGGCTAAAGATCAGTTTGTTGCTGATGTCAGCTCGGGTATGTATTTCGCAATACGTGACTTAGAACCTGTGGAGTTAAAATGAGAGCAAGAGTAGAAATACAGTTCTTTGACCCACGTGCAGAAGAACGAGGAGTTCCCAAGTACGCTACAAACGGTGCGGCAGGTATTGATTTAAGATCCTGCGATACTTGTCAGCTTCTACCAGGAGAGAGTTGGGGGTTCCCAGTAGGTTTTGGTATACACATTAATGACCTTAGTATCTGTGCTGTGATTATGCCGAGGTCGGGATTAGGTATTAAAGGCATACTGCCCGCAAATGTAATAGGGCTTATTGACTCTGACTATCAAGGAGAGTTGATAGTGCACCTCAAAAATCATAGCGACGCAGAGCACGTTGTACAAAACGGTGACCGTATCGCACAGCTCGTATTTATGCCAGTGTTTCAAGCACAGTTTACAGTTGTAGACGATTGGTCAGTAAGAACAAAACGAGGCGAGGGTGGATTTGGGAGTACAGGTGATGCATGAGTTTATAAAAGGAGTTTTTGAACAGTACACCTATAAACACCTTGACGATGAGGAGTGGGATGAACCTGTAGAAAGGGAGTACAACGGTAAGAAAATCATGGGCAGACCGACGCAAGCGTTTGGTGAGTCTAATTTTGAATACGCTGGTAAACTGTACAAGCCTAAACCATGGACTGATAAGATGTTGAACATTAAATTAAAAGCTGAAGAAGTGGTTTCAGATTATTGGGAAAGAGACGTAGACTTTACCTTTTGTTTGGCGGGTGATTACCCGTCTGGTGCTGACAGCATACCTCACCACTCTGACACGGTGCCTACGCTAGATGACTTAGTTGTTTCTATATCTTTTGGAGCTACTCGATTATTAGAGTGGAGAGAGTACGGCAGAGAAATAAAAGAAGAATCCAATACCAGCAAGGTTCTTACGTATCAACAAGGGTCAAAAGTGCCTTACATTACTAATAGGTACATACTGGAATACGGTGACGTGATGATTTTTAATGGTTACTCTCAAATGAACAGTACCCACGCTGTCCCCAAGTGTCACCAAGTGGGGAGGAGAGTTAACCTAACTTTCAGGTCAGGTCTTTAAATACTCTTCTACCGTCTTTCCACTTAGTCATTTCCATGAACTTGTCGTGAACTCGCATAGCGTATTTTGGTGCACTTGCGTTACGTCCTCCGTAAAAACCCCTACTCCAACAGCCTGTGCCGTGGTGGAATCTATAGAGACCCCCAGTTGTTAAAGACAACCACCATGTCGGGTTGTCTTTGTCACATTTTCTTGGTGGTATAGGAGTTAGTCTTTCTTTACCTTGTTCTTCGGTAAAGACAGGTGGTCTATAATAGTTACTCATAAACGTATTCAACAGTTCTTAAATCTTTTACGGGTATTGAACCAATTGCTTCTTGTATCGTCTCGTACTTTTTGAAAGTATTTGTCTTGTTATTGAGTACGATCACGTCTAAACATTTACCTGTCTCTCTTTTGTTTACTATTTCAAAATCACCAGCTTCAAAGTTCTCCTCTTCGTCTAATTCCCAAAACACCCAGACTAATTCTTCTATTAATTCTTCACTCATCAGTCTAAAAGTTTCATATAGGCTACGGGTTCATTTATTCTGAACCACGTTAAGCACTCTCTCATTAATTTATAATCTTTTAACACTTCGGCACCTTTGGCACCGTCGTAGACGGCTACGGCATCAGGCTGTAGCGTCACTTTTTCACCAGAAAAAGGGTTGGCTACTTCTACTGGCTCTTTATCGTAGATTACCAAGCCTTCTGGTATTTTTCTATCGGACATACTTTTCTCCATTACAAGTTTTACAAGGAAAGGCGATGATGGGTATTGAAACACCCTCGGTGAAAACACCTTCAACACCCTTACCATCGCAAGTAGGGCATTTCTTTTTATCGGGCATATTATTCTCCATTTATTAAACAATCGTCGCTAGTTTTCATTTAGCTTATACCTAGTATAGCTATGACTACGTGACTCTAAAGCTTTATAGTTACAGTTGTTTAGCTGTTTTACAGTGAGGACATGGTTTCACGATTAACTCGTTAGTCCCGTGCACTTTACCACAAGCAATATAGCCAGTGTCGTAGCACTTTTCACATACTCCGCTAGTACTCATATTATCCATCTTCCTTCAATTATTATACCACCCTCTGGTATTTCTACTTCGTAACGGTCTTCCTCTTTGTTGTAGTAAGTACCATCATAAAGAGTTTCTTTGCCCCGAGTTGCTGTTATGTCACAGCCCTCGTAAAAAGTCAAAGGGATTTTGTCGTAAGGGTGGGGCAGTTTGAAAAAGTTAGCAGCAGTGTAATGCCCTTCGTACTCTCCGAACTGTCTATCCATTTCCCTAACTAACGCATCCCCTTCAGCAAGCGTACCTTTGCCAATATTCTGTAATGGTATGCCCTCATCTCCTGTGATGAGGGTAAAATACCAAGGTGAAGGGAGTTTAACTACGTTGCTAATACTCATTGAACTCTCGTTCTATTTGTAACTGTTCTGCGTACTCTGTACCAAATAGAGCCTTGTCTTCTCGCCACCGCTCTACGTCTGCTACGCCTTGGTTGAACTCCGCGTTATTAGATCTCGGTGTTATATGACACTTCATGTGCGTCACACCTTGACCGCCTGCTTGCCACACCACCTCTTCATTACGCTGAGTTTTACCTCCGCATACCCTACATTTGCCTGGGTACTTGGCATATATTACTTTAGTCATCTTTTCCTCCTTTTCCTTGCATCATCATTACTACAGTTTGAGCGTCTTGTCTCTTTATGATCAGGTACTTACCCCATCGATAAAGAGCCATATCGTCATCTGAATGTAAGTGTACCCACCTGTACCTAGCTTCTTTGACATACCCTGGGATTTCTCCTGCAGTATGTATCGCCCAACCTTTGGTGGCATCACGCCAAGTAGCCATTAGGTAGTACCTACTGTTTTCTTAAGGGTACGATAGGCAAACCTACCGCTTTTGGGGCTTTGAAATATGGTTGGGTGACGCTCTTTACTGCCATCTGGGAGATCAATCTCCCGTTGTACAGGTTGAGAGTCACGCCAGTCCACTCCGCCTTGCTTGAGGGATTTCCTCAACAATTTAGCTTTTTTACTGTTCATAACATTCTCCGTTTATTAAACATATAGGTTTTAGAACCTATACTACTATTATACTAGCCACTACGTGACTCTAAAGGTTTTAAGTAGCAGTTGTAAGGTGACCGTTCATAGCGTCTACTAATTTCTTTATACCTAACAATGAATACCTTTCAATTACTGGGATAGTAAACTTAAAGTATTCACTAAGGGCACTCGCTAAAGAGGAACCGTTCATTGATAAACATATGAATATATCCCGTTGTTGAAACGAGTCTCCTTCATAGACGTCGCCATAACCTAGATCAATAATATTATAACCACTGTCTGGTAGAAAATTAAGCCTAGAAGAATCGTACACAGTTTCCCAATTATCAGGGAGTTGCGCATACACCATATCTTGGTCTTCGATACTATCAGCATTTTCACTAAAAAACCAACTAAGTTCTTTAGGGCATTTGGCGAGTAGATCTTCCATGATATCTACCACTCTGTCTTGTTCCCACCCGTCAGAGATAATTCTTCTTATGTCTTTACTAACATTTTCTTTAGGTATTATTTCCCAACCGTCTTTGAACTTTCTTTTCATTCTTAAACCTCCTTCGCGAGACGGTATAAATAACAGTGATGAGCCACTTCATATATATAATGAGCGATATAAACATAGTCGGATTTTGAGGATTCTCCGCCAAAAGTATAAACACAAACGGGCACCTGACCATGTATACCTGCCACGTTACCAGCAGGCATTGTCGGGGTTAGGTTTCCCACGTATTCAGAAACTATACAAGCAATACTTTCTTGATCAAGGGTACACTCCTGGTAATATTCACCATCAGTAGACCAGTATTCTTCTTCTATTTCTTTGAATTTATTCATCTTGGGTCACCGTTATTATATAGATCAACCGTACCGTAGTAGATTGGGTTAGTTTCATCATCATAGTTATAACTTATTTGACATTGACATACGAATTTATAATCACCCCAGACATAAACACTTAAGAATAGGTAACAAAGTTGACCCATACCGTGATTGATTAACCCACATTCCCCATCTGACCCTAGATCTTGAAGAGTTTTTAAGTTATTAGACAAGATATCGATCACGCGACCCCCATCTTTACCAGTTAATCTATTGCCATTAGCCCGTAGGGTTTTGACAACATCGTTTAGTTCTTGGGCATTGCAACCCTTTAAACCCTGACGAGGGTTATAGGGGTTAACGACACCATTACATTCTACCATAGCATTCACCTTTATTTTAGTTAAACAACGCAGGTTATTTATTACAACCTACTTTACTATTATACCTATGAGTACGTGACTGGCTAGTAATAGTATATGAGTTGTAACCTCTTTACAAAGTAAGTAAGTACTTACTTACTTGATGATTGACCGAGTTACTCAATATATAGTTAGTGATCACTATCACTGGAGGTCGCGAATATGCGTTGATTAGTTAAGGGGTTTGGGCTATTGGTATATAGGGTTGCGTAAAAGTAAAAATAAAAACAGTAAAAATAGACAAGTTGGCCAATAGCCCAATAGTATTTAGTGTTGTTTGTTATAGTACATAGAGCTGTGATTATATTGAGTAGTCTTATTACCTGAGTATTGGTGATTTGTAGGTAATACTTGAGTATATAATTGGTAAATATGCACATTGATGACGTGCGTTAGAAGACAGAGTGTTTACTTTAGAACAGTGGTACTTATATAATAGATAGTTGGTATTGAACTAGGTTATGCTTGTCAGACAGGACAAGAGGAGAAAAGATACAGATGGCTAGAACAAAAGGATCAGGAACTATGACCCCTCAACAAGAGAAGTTCGCACAGAACGTTGCCAAGGGCATGAACAAAACCGAGGCTGCCAAAGCAGCAGGTTATTCGGAGAAGAATGCCACTCGGGCTGGGTCTATGCTTGCCAGTGACAATAACCCAAGAGTCATGGACCGAATTCAACAACTCCAACAGGTCGGAGCTTTGAAAGCTGGGTTGAACTTGTCTACTCACTTGGTAGACTTGAAGGACATAAGAGATGGGGCAATGCGGAATGGTGCTTGGTCGGCAGCGGTTACGGCAGAAGTCAGTCGTGGTAAAGCAGCAGGTCTATATATCACAAGATCTGAGTTGACAGTCAACAAGGTTGAGGCAATGTCCAAACATGACATCATTGCCAGAATGGAAGAGCTTAGTCTAAACACCGCTGGCATTCTGCCCTCGGTTGATGTGATAGACGTAGAAAGCGAATTACTCGAGGATGAGACAGAGTCTACCCTTGGTACACAACAATCGCAGAACCAATCGGGGTGAGAAGCGGAGGTTCTACAACCTCCGCACTCTAGAATCTAGCCTTCTTCGTGGTGATGACTAAGCACAGGACCATCGACGAGTTCTAAGTAACCCATATCGACAAGATCATACTTTAAGTCAGACCATGAAAAGAAGGTAGATTCGGCACATTCGCGTAAAGTTTTACCATCGGCAAAACCCATACGCTCATTGTGCTTTCCAGCCTGAGCTTTTTCAAGACGCCAAGTAACCGCGACCGTATGATCGAGGTACTCCGACATACGCTGTTGAAACGCAGAACCTTTACCGCCAACTTTGCGCTTAGCCTGAGAGGCAAGCACATCAAGAGCAGATTCTAGTTCTGAATCACCAGCGATGGCGAGTCCGACTAAAGCTTGAGCTTCTTCAACACTAGGTTGAATTACTACTTTATCTTCTTTCATAACATTTTCCTTATTATGATTTATATAACCCTAGCAACTAAGACCAGGAATCTAAGTAAACTCGTTTACTTACTACCTATGATACCTATGATTACGTGAAAGTAAAGGGCTAATTACTATTGATTAAACACTTGCCAGTTTAAAGAATTGGTCTTCTTGCCACTTGCCAAAAGGACGAAAGAGTATATACTACTACAATGCACAATGCCTATTACCCTATACCCTATAACATTCTAGATTGCGGGTTGACGGAATCCTGTTTGCTGCGCAGGGGTGCTCCTTCGGAATTCCACCGAATCAGTCAGTAATTGACTCTATTCTTTAGCTTCTAGGATCTAGCAGATAACCGCGAGCGATATCATATGAGATATCAGCGTAGCGATAAGAACCATGATGACCGTTAGGAACGGTTTTCATAGCTTCTGCAACAGTCATCCCGTCAGCAAGTTCCACACGATCAGCTATATAACCAGCTTTGGCAGTCTTGGCTGCACGTACGAGTACGTGATCAGCTTTGAAGCCTCTAGTATTAGCGGTCTTGGTATTAACACGAGTGAACACATCTAGTGCTTTCACTGCGTCAGTATCATTACCGATAGCATCGCGTAGGATATTCAAAGCGTCAACTCTATTGAGTTGGGCTTCTACTTTCACTGTCTTCTTAGACATAGCATTTTCCTATACTTTATTAACACAACCACATTACGTGGCACCTAAGTAAGTAGTTATATAACTAACTACTTACTTACCCCTTTACTATATACCTTTACTTTATAAAGTAAAGGGTTAATTAATAACGTAGCTATAGCCTTAGTTACTAGGTTATATAAACGTACTAATTAACTACTACTAGGTACTAAACCGCTATATAAGTACCCCACCCCCCCTTTTTTACGCCCCCGTGTAGGCACGTATCCGCCTGAGTTCCTCAGATAAATATTCCATGGATTTTCGATACAGCTTTACAGGTGCATACTTTTCGGTTTATCATGTATAAAAATTTGCTGCAAAATTATTTTGAAAATAGATAAAGAACTTTGGGCTCAGCTCCCGAAAGAAATACTAGAAGAGTATCTCGAGCTCACAGAGAGACTCGGTGAACTTAATCAAGTAGAAAAATGCGAACAGAGTTTTCTAGACTTCGTTAAATCTCAGTGGCCACAGTTCATTGAGGGCAGTCACCACCGTATTATGGCAAACGCTTTTGAACGCATTGCCGATGGTCGATTAAAACGTCTTATAATAAACATGCCACCAAGGCATACTAAATCAGAGTTCGCCAGTCACATGTTCCCAGCGTGGTTAGTAGGTAAAAGACCTGGACTTAAAATTATTCAAGCAACACACACGGCAGATCTTGCTGTAAAATTCGGACGTAAAGTTAGGGATTTATTTGGCACGTCTGCTTATCAAGCGATATTCCCCGACGTGTCTTTGCACCCAGACTCACAGGCTGCAGGAAAATGGGAAACACGGTCTAAGAAAAACCCTAAGATTCAAGGTGAGTACTATGCGGCAGGTGTCGGTGGTGCGATTGCTGGTCGTGGTGCGGATTTGTTTATTATCGATGACCCGCATTCAGAGCAAGACGCAATGTCCAAAACTGCATTAGATGAAGCCTACGAATGGTACACTTCTGGACCTCGTCAGCGTTTACAACCTGGAGGGGCTATTGTAGTTGTAATGACAAGATGGTCAGTCCGAGATTTAACAGGTCGATTAGTGCGCGACATGGGGAAAGGGGAAAAGAACGATCAGTGGGAAGTTATCGAGTTACCTGCGATTTTGCCCAGCGGTGATCCAGTTTGGCCAGAATACTGGTCGCTTGATGAACTAGAAGGAGTACAAGCTGCATTAGGTAAAGGTCCAAAATGGCATGCGCAGTACATGCAGAAACCTACGTCCGAGGAAGGGGCACTTATAAAGAGGGAATGGTGGAATACGTGGGAGAAAAGTACGCCTCCTGCTTGTGATTACATTATTCAAAGTTACGATACGGCATTTTTAAAAACCCAGACTTCTGACTATTCGGCTATAACAACTTGGGGAGTATTTTACCCAGAAGGCAGAATCGGAGAAGAAATGTACAACGGTGATGTCGCTCACCTTATATTGTTAGATTCTGTAAAAGAACGACTAGAGTTCCCAGAACTAAAAAAGAAAGCTCAAGAGTTGTACACGTATTGGGAACCAGATTCAGTTATTATCGAGTCTAAAGGCAGTGGTACTCCGTTAACGCAAGAATTACGCAGAATGGGGATTCCCGTACAGAATTTTACACCGAGCAAAGGTTCAGATAAAATTGCGAGAGTGAATTCGTGTACGCCTTTATTTGAATCGGGGATGGTTTGGAAACCCGATCAACCGTGGGCGGATGACATGGTGGAAGAATGTGTAGCATTTCCCGCAGGAGACCATGATGACTTGGTTGACAGCATGAGCCAAGCCATGTTGCGATTTCGTCAAGGCGGTTTTGTGCAGTTAGCTTCAGATTACGAAGACGAGTACGATGGTTCTCGTGAACGAAAAATGGTTTACTATTAAATTAATTTCATATAGAGTGAGGTGTCATTATGGCAGTAGAGAAAGGCGTAACACTACCGTTGGGGGATGTAGAAGATATTCCTCCTTTTCCAGAGGAAGAAATTGAAATAGAGTTAGAAGAAGATGGGTCTGCTGTTGTAGATTTCATGCCCGAAACCCAACCCCCAGAAACAAATTTTCAAGATAACTTAGCAGAAGTATTAGAGGACTCTTCCTTAAATAAATTAGCCAGTGATTTAATTGGTCTTTACGAAGAAGACAAAGAATCTAGAAGTGAATGGTACACAGCGTTTGCGAAAGGGCTGGATTTACTAGGCATTAAACAAGAAGAACGCACGCAACCGTTTGAAGGAGCCAGTGGAGTTAACCACCCGTTACTTGCAGAAGCAGTTACACAATTTCAATCCCAAGCCTATAAAGAATTATTACCTGCTGGCGGTCCAGTCACTGTACAAACTATAGGGGATGATAACACAGAAGTAGTTCAACAAGCACAGCGTGTAAAAGAATTCATGAATTATCAGATTACGCACGTAATGGAAGAATATGACCCAGAAATGGATTCGTTACTTTTCTATTTACCATTATCGGGGAGTGCGTTTAAAAAAGTCTTCTTTGACACCATGTTGAACAGAGCAGTTAGTCAGTTTGTCAAAGCTGAAGATTTCGTGGTGAGTTACGCTACTACAGATCTTTTCAATTCACCAAGATACACTCACGTCATGACTATGACCGAAAATGATTTGCGTAAAATGCAAATTAATGGTATGTATCTAGAAATGGAGATGACAGGAGCAGGTGTACCTGAAGAAAACCAAGTAAAAGAAAAAATCGACCGTATAGACGGTGTTACCCCGAATTACGCAGAAAATAATGACTTATACACGTTATTAGAGATGCATGTAGACTTAACGATAGCAGAAATAGAAGATCACGGATTTGCGTGTCCTTATATAGTGACTATCTGTAGAGACACTAATAAAGTCTTAGCTATACGCAGGAACTGGGAAGAAGGAGACCCACAATATCAAAAAACGAATTATTTTGTACAATACAAATTCCTTCCAGGTCTTGGTTTCTATGGTTTCGGTCTAATACACATGATCGGAGGCATTACGAAATCAGTAACAGCTATATTAAGGCAATTAATAGATGCAGGAACTTTAGCGAACCTCCCAGCTGGGTTTAAAGCTAGAGGCATGCGTATTCAAGGTGAAAACGAACCAATTCAACCTGGAGAATTTAGAGACGTAGATGTGGCAGGCGGTACAATAAAAGATTCGTTAATGCCGTTACCTTATAAAGAACCTTCCACAGTTTTGGCTCAATTATTAGGTGTACTTGTTGATTCAGGTAGAAGATTTGCTTCTATCACCGATATGCAGATGGGAGACATGGGTAGCCAAGAAATGCCAGTAGGAACAACCGTTGCTATGTTAGAACGTGGAACTAAAGTAATGTCGGCTATACATAAACGCTTGCATTTTGCACAAAAGAAAGAATTTAGACTATTAGGAAAAATCTACGCAAAATATCTACCAGAACAGTACCCTTACGCAATGCCAGGAGGACAAGGTTATGTGATGGCTCAAGACTTTGATGAAAGAGTTGATGTACTTCCTGTTAGTGACCCGAATATATTTTCAATGGCGCAACGTGTTTTGATTGCACAGCAGATGTTACAAATGGCACAGGCAGCACCAGAGATACACAACTTACCCGAAGCTTACCGTAGAATGTACGATGCCCTAGAAATTAAAAATGTAGATTCGCTTTTTCAACAACAAGAAGAAGTTCCTCCAAGAGATCCAATATCAGAAGAACAAGCATCAATGCTAGGGCAACCAATACAGGCGTTTGAGTGGCAAGACCATGAAGCATATATTGCAAACCACAGCGCATTTATACAAAACCCGATGGTGCAACAACAACCACAGGTAGCACAAATGATAAGTGCAAATATACAAGAACATCAGGCAATGCTCTACAAACAGCAGGTGGAGCAGGCGATGGGGCAACCATTGCCACCGTTAGAGCAAATTACTCCTGAGATAATGAATCAAATTGCTCAATCTGCTGCCCAAGCCACGGCTGAAGTGACAGGAAAAGCGAAAGCAGTTCAAGAAGCTGTCGAGCTTCAACGTATAGACCCAGTCATAGAGGTTCAACGTGAAGAGATTGCCCAACGTGCGCAGAAAGACGCAACGCAGGCACAACTTGATGCAGAGAAAATAATATCAAACGAGGCGATCGCTGAAATGAAAATTGCGGCAGATCGAGAGAAAACATTAATACAGGCTCAACAAGAAGCTGAACGTACTTACGCTGACAATTTAAGACAAGTACGAGAAGCTGATACAAAAAGCCGAGGAGAATAATATGAAAGGCGGACCAAAGAAAAATCCAATTAAAGGTTTAGAAGGAACTAAAATTAAAAAGATAACTAGAAAAGCTAAAGGTGGTGGAGCAGCCACGAAAGGTTTGAAGTTTGTAGAATACGGGAGAACATAATGCCAGGAATGAAAAAACAATTCTCACCCATTGCAAAAAAGATGAACATGGGTGGTATGGTGAAAGGTTATAATTTAGGTGGACCAGTTACCGAAGATGCCAGAGCTAGAATGATGCAAGGTGTCGACGGTCAAGTCAGAGGCTACACTCACGGTGGTCCAGTAAAGAAAAAATAATGTTTAAACACAATTAGGAGAAAAAGATGCCAGGAATGACAGCCAGAAGAGATATGTACAGGGGAGACCCAGATAAATTTATCCGTCCAGGAGATAAAGCCGTGTATGATGGTAAAGCTAAAAAGAAAGGAAAGAAATAGTTGGATTGGTTAGAAACAACTGAGTTTCTGCTCAAACAATACCGCAAGCGTAAATCTGAATTATCAGAAATGCTTGCAGCTGGTGGTGCTGGTGATTACGGACAGTACCAGAGAATCGTAGGTGAAATATCAGGTCTAGATTTTGCCGAACGAGAAATATTAGACCTGCATAAAAGGATGAGAATAGAAGATGAAGACATTATCTAATTTTGGATCAGATACCGAAAAATCAAAAACAGTGCCTGATTTTGTAGACAATTTCAGCACAGAAGAAGTGGAGGATAAAACCGATGCTTTTACCGTAGAGAGGCTCCAAGAAGACGCTTCTTTACAAGAAAAACTCCCTAAACCTACAGGGTATAGGATGTTAATATTACCTTTTGTTCCTGGAAAAGTGACAAGAGGAGGAATTCATTTGGCTAAGCAAACAGTAGATAAAGAGCGACTGGCGACAGTAGTTGGGTATGTAGTGAGGCTTGGTCCAGATGCGTACAGAGATGGCAATAAATTCCCAGAAGGACCATGGTGTCAAGAAGGGGATTGGATCATTTTTGGCAGGTATGCAGGTGCCCGCATTCAAATTGAAGGCGGAGATTTGCGTTTATTAAACGACGATGAAATTTTAGCAGTAATCAATAACCCTGAAGATATTTTAGCAGGATGATTTACTTTTATAAAATTTCACGCTATCATCGAGGACTATGAACATGGCAGAAACCATGCAAGGCGTTGCAGAAAACGTAGAAGCAGAAGAAGTTGAAATAGAACTTCCTTCAGAAGATGAAGGAAAAGAAACTTCACTAGAGGCTGTTGAAGAAATAACAACAACAGTAGAAGAACCAGTTTCTGAAGAGCACGATCAGGAAGTTGCAGAATACAGTGACTCTGTTAAAAAACGTATAGACAAGCTAACGTATAAAATGCGTGAAGCTGAAAGACGTGAACAGGCAGCACTTAAATTTGCGCAAAGTGTAAAACAAGAATTAGACACAACAAAAACAAAATTAAATAAAACAGATAAAAACTTATTTAGCGAATACAACTCAAGAGTAGATGCAAATTTAGAAACAGCAAAAGCACAATTAAAACAAGCACACGAAGAACATGATACGGATAGATTAATAGAAGCTCAAGAAAGTCTAGCTAAATTATCTGTAGAATCAGAAAGTCTAAACAGGCTGCATAAAGAAAGAGAAGAAGCTCAAATTGAAGAAGAGGCTAGAAAACTCCAACGACCACAACCCCAACAACAACAAACTGCCCCTCCTGCACCAGACCCAAAAGCAGAAGCATGGGCACAGCGTAATTCGTGGTTTGGGGATGATGTAGCTATGACTTCTTCAGCTTTCGCTTTCCACAGGCAGATAGTAGAAGAACAAGGGGTTGACCCAACTTCTGACGCTTATTATAATGCTTTAGATAACCGCATCAAAGATGCTTTCCCACATAAATTTGAACAAGCCCAACAGCATGTTCAAGCAGTAGCTGGTGGTAGCATTGGTGCAACCACTGTAAATAAACCTAGAAAAGTAAAACTCACAACTAGCCAAGTCGCAATAGCGAAGAAGCTAGGAGTGCCACTTGAAGAATATGCGAAGCATGTTCAATAACGGAGTATAAAATGACAGAAGAAAATAAAACAGAAGTCACCACTGACCGTAACTCACGGTCTGCAGAGTCACGAGACACTCAAACTCGCAGAAAACCTTGGCAACCACCTTCCAGTTTAGACGCCCCAAAGGCACCTCCTGGATTTAAATATCGATGGATACGTGAAAGTATTCTC